TAACGACTAATATTTGTTACAAGGGGCACTTGAACCCTGTAAACAAAATATTCTTCGTGATATTGCATCACAGCAGGAACTTGGCTAATGAACATTTCTTCATTAGCAAAAGCAAGAATGTCGTCTTCAGTGAAAGTATTCTGACTTATTGGAAACGATATTTTACGTTTAACCGCTTCAATAAGCTTGTCTGAAGTGTACCAAGGAGTCGTAGCCATTACGCCTCCATTTCTTCAGATTCATCTTCCTCTTCTTCAGACATTCCCTTCTTAGCTTTTAGTTTAGCAAGTTTTGCTTCAAGAGCGGCAATTTCAGAATCAACATCGCCTTCTTCGGCAGCTTCCATGCCTTCTTCATGCTCGGCACGTTCTTCTTCGGCAGATTCAGCGGCTTCGTGCATTGGAGATTCGCCATCTCCGGGCATTGCGCCGATTGCTTGCTTGGCAACGTCAAGACCTTTTTTTAGGTCTTCTTTGCTGTCAGCCATGACGGAAACTTTTTTAGCGGCTAGAGCATCTTTTAGCCCGCCACCCATTTCTTCCGACATTGCATCTTTTAGTTCTTTAAGAACGGACATTTTAGCGGCTTTTTCGTGATCGCCAAGCTTCTTTTTGCCCTTCTTCTCTAACATTTTTTTCATTTTATCGTGCATCATAAATCACCTATTAAGGAGCGTAAGCTTTTGCGCTTAATGAAAAGGTTTTTGCAACAGAGCCAGTACCGCTAAGATTAACAGTTGGTTCTGTTTCAGTAACAGCAACTGTTTGTGTTCCAGCCGGGTCTTGAACTTGAAGAACGAGAACTACACGGGTCATTTTTAACTCCTAAGTAATAATAAAATTATGACAACAAATTCTATTGCTGCCACCGTTAATACCCATTTCGGGGTAACTTTTTTAATAACTTCTTTTTCTATTTCTACCAGTTTTTCTACTGGTTTTTCAATCTCTTTAATAATTTCTTTAATAACCGGCTTTTCAATTTCTTTAATGACTTCTTTTATTACCTGAACCGGCTTGTCTACATAGACAATTTCTTTTACCTTTTTTTCGACAATCTTTTCGACTGGGACTTTAACTTCCCGAATGACTTCTTTAATAACTTCAACTGGAACCTCGACAATTTTTTCGACTTCTTTAATGATCTCAACTGTTTGGTTGACAGGAGCAGGTGCTTCATATTTCTGTGTGTTTGGGGTTCCAGACCCAATTCTAACTTTACCCATTATGAACCAAGCACTACTGTATATTGAACGTTACCGCCTGTTGGAGCGGCAGAAGAAATTAGTCTAATTCTTTTTGCAACAAATTCTGTGACAGAGGAAGCGGCATAACCGACAGAAGCTGGGGAGGTTACTTCTGAGCCAATTGTTGCCCAAATAGAGCCAGATGCGCTTGGACTTGCTTGAATGTAAACTTTACCGCTTCCGCTAATACCACTAAGACCTTCGCTGTAAACAACTAGTTTTGAATAGCCTTCTACATCAGAGACGGTTAAAAGAACGGCACTTACAGCAGTTGCGGGGGTTTGTGCGGCAGAAGCCGATGCGCTGGATAAAGCAGAGTATGAGGAAACACTATCCCCATCGGCTGCACTAAGCTCGATGCCAAATTCTGTTGCTGAGGCAATAACAACGCGCTGCGCCTCTTCTACTCCATCGTAGGCACCAACAACACACTGACTTGCATCTAGCTTAGATTTATTAGGATTTGCCATAAATATCCAATATATAGTTGTTAAACAGTAGTTGCTTTAAATAATATAGTAGCACTACCAGCGGTTCCACTAGTGAAGTACATTTGCCCAGCAGCATCAATAGTAAAAATTAAACCAACGTCATCCCCAACATAATCTTGAGTCATCTCCCAAGAGGAGCTTTTTTGAATTCCTTTTATATTATAATCAGCAAAAAGGCTTCCTCTTACAACGGCTAATTGAACATCAAAGCCTCGAACAGTCGCTGTTGAAAAAGATAAATTTGTAATGGGGGAGGCAACCCCGCCGGAAAAAGAAGCTCCTAATGTTGTTCTTGGAATGTCGCCAGAATAGTCAGGAATTACAGAAATAAGGGTTCTTACGCTGGCGGCAGATAAATCCTGCGGATCAGCAGACCCTCCCGTGGCATTCCCTTTAATCGTAGAAGCGGCCATTTTAGCCAGCTTAGTATTTGAAACAACATTGGGTTGAATAGTTGCAGCAGCAGACCCCGGACCAGAAGCGGCAACATCTGAAGTTAATGCGGTAATATAACTGCCCGTATCTTGTTTTGTTACTAAAACATCATACACAGCGTTCTTAGATGGGGCAATTGTTGTAACCGTGTCCCAACTTGGGCCATATGCTGTATCGCTTATCTTTGCATCTGTGTATGCCTTTGTTGCTGCATCCTGTGGATTTGTTGGGTCAGAAGCATTTATAACAGCATGGGTGCCCATATCAAGGGCACCGGCCATTGCGCGATCACCATTAACTAATAAATATTGAACGTGGTCATCATTACCTAAGCCACTCAATAGACTATGGGTTGTCGCTTCTCCTGCAGGCGTATAGAGTTGGGTTCCTCTAAAATCTACATAATTGGCACCATCAACTTGAACAACTGCTGCCTTTGGAGTATTTCCAAAACTCGTTGCCGTTTGAAATAAAACAGTTCCAACGGGAACAAATTCGGCAAATGGAAGGCCCGATAAACTAGTTATCTCGCTATTTGCTGCCGTTCTAGCTGTTTCTATACTGTCATATTGGGCAATACCTTGAATTGCAATAAGACCCTGACCGGCCTCTTTATCATTCGTACCAAAAAAATGTACAAGAACGTATTTATTACTTTGTACTTGAGTTAGCTGCCAAGCCCCTCCTGTATTTTGGTTATAAGGTAATAGTCCATTTGCTCCCGTGTAACCGGCTGTTCCACTGTAAATTACAGGAAAAGAGTCTGCGGTTTTTTTGCGCCACAACTGGCCTTGACGATATAAAATTGGAATTTGTAGTTCTGCTAAAATAGTCAGTAATAAGTCTTCGTCTCTTATTTGGCCCTGATCTGAAGTGAACTGCGCGTGAGAGTTTAAGGTTCCATTCCCGATAGTAAAACCCTGTAAAGCCAACCCAGAGATAAATCGGGCACCAAATACGGTATGAAGGTATGAATGAGTTGCCCCATCCATAGTAAGACCATGCCGTTCTTCTGCAAAATAAGTATGAGTGCTAGTATCGGAGTTCCAATAAATTACAGCAATAAAAGCATATTGTTGAATAATTGCAGGAGTAAATGAGCTTGTTACGTCTAAAACACCAGTTTCATTAAAATAAAAGTAGTAATTGCCGCCAACGAGGGGGGTTGGAATTGCTAAAGACTCAGTTGTTGTTTTTGTATATTTTTTTCCACGAATATATACATCATAAGCCGCTCCAGCAGGAGCAATAGATAGCGTATGCGTTCCATCATTGAAAGAGACAAGAGAATCGGTTCTATTTGGAAAGCCAGTAGGTTCATTAGTTACGGTGTCTTGTTCGACAAATCTTGCTGCTAAGTCATCAAGTGCAGTATTTACTTTAGTAGGCGCGGGAGAAGACCAATTCGCGGAATCGGCAATGTTATAGTCAATTTGTGGATTTCCAGTCGCAATCAAATTTGCAAATGTTTTTTGTCCACCAAAAGTTTGTGTGGTCGTTGAAACAACACCGGGATGAGTTGCGTCTGCCGGTTGTAGAGTTAATTGTTGCCCAGATAAAGAGGCACCGGCTGCTGCTGGAGAAGAACCAACTGAGGCAAGTGTAACTGGATCATGTGAGGATTGATTTAAGGTAATCCCACTTGCACCGGGAACAATGGCAGCAATACCAAGAGTATCGGGGGCCTTTAGTTCCCAACTAGCCCGATCTGTTGAAACTTTAACATAACCAGTTGCGGTCCCGCCTTCTTTTACTTCAATTCCCGAACCACCCGCAGAGAAGTTAGCGCCACCATCATTTATCGTTACAGTCTTATCTTTTACATAAAGATTTGTAACATGTTCATATGTAGTGTCGCCTTGAAGCGTAATAGTGGAACCAATACCACCTATTGTGATGGCCGCTGTTGATGACCCAATACTTAATGTTCCGGTAGAGGAATTAATTCCGCCTTTAGCATCTATACTACCATCTACAGTAAGATTGTCTTTTAATGTCTTATCCCCAGATAATTCTTGAGCGCCAGTAGTTATTATACCGGGATGAGTTGCATCTGCGGGTTCAAGATTTAATACGCGCCGAACAATATCTTCGCTAGAGTTTAGCGAAAGAGTCATTCCTTGGTCTTTAGGAGTTGCTCCAATGTTTGAAATCGTTAAGGTTGTGTCAACCCATTTACTGCCGTCATAAACATAAATCTTTTCTGTATCAAGAACAACCCGAGCATCCCCCTCCGTACCGCCAAGACTAATAAGAGCGGCCTCTGTTTGTACCGCCGATTTCCATTGAACATCACCGGCAGGACCACCGCTTCCAGTGAAGTCTAAGCCACTAAAAATAAGCGGATTATATTTTGGCATAAAGCCCTCGCTTATGCTGTTCTTTCAGCAGAAAACATTAATGACCGTGTTGAATCGGTATAAATTACTCTAATTTGATAAAGAAGTGTTGTTCCATCATAAAAGGAATAAAGCTCTGTGTTATTGGACTCTGAGCCCGATATTTCTTCTATTTGTGTAGATTCGATGGTGAGGACAACCTTATGTCCAACCTTTCCAGCTAAAAACCCATCAACCGAAAGAGTTGCGTTAACATCGTTGTATGCTCCCTGTATAGACTGTTCATAATCTAGCTTTGTCGGTTGTTTGGTTGTAATAGACATATTATTTTTCTTTCTTCATCATTTTTTTAAGGCGAGAAAACTTGCCGCCTTTTACTTTTTCTGGAAGTTTTTTGCCCTTAGAAGCTTTGTCGTATTCTTTTACTATTTTGGGGTCTATTTCTCCGCGAGCTTCAGCCGCGTGAAAGTATCTTTGCTGCAAACGGCTTTTATATGGCATATTATTTAATTCTCTGCTTGATTAAATATTGGCGGGAACCTGATTTTGTTCCAATATCTGCCAAAAGATTTTTATCGCCTTCGCTATACCCACCCTGACGAACTAGTGTATCCACCATAGAACAAATTTCTTTTTCTTTTCCAAGGAGTGCAACAAACTGATCTTTATTTTCTTTTACTTCACCAGAAGGCATTCCTTGCATCATGGTCATAACCATTTGCATTACTTGTGCAATTGAGTAAGAACCATAAAGAGAAACATATTTTTCTGCAGCACGATCATATTCATCTTGAAGTTCATCGTAAAATCCACCAAGGGCACCATGATCTGCAAAGAACAAGGAACCCTTTACGTTATGATGTGCAGCTTGATAAGCAATCTGCATCATTCGTAAGTGAGCAACAAGCTTTAAAAATAGTTCTTGCGTGTTCATATTATTTATCTTCTAAACGAAAAAATGTTTTTCCGTCATACAAATAATCTAACCCAATAATTGCGTCATCTTCAACAACGAGAATTTGTATATCTGCGGGATAAACAGAATCTTCTGTCCACACCGACAAATCAATAACTTTGTTATCTTTAATCCAAACAGCTTTCATAAAATTTCCTTAGCTATATTCATATATAACTATTTTTCCGTTTCCACCAGAAGCTCCAGCCACTGCCGCGCCGGTTCTTATGCTATACGATCCGCCGCCACCACAACCACTTGTAGATGCCCCTGGCCCCCCAGACGAGCTTGATCTACTTAACTGCGCCGCTGTTGAGGGATTATTAATCGCGTGCCCACCAGAACCCAAAATGCCAAAATTTACTGCGCCAGTATTATCCCCGTTTCTAATTTGCATTGCGGCTGTGTCCCCCCCGCCATATCCACTAGCAGAACGAATACTTACAAACTTACTGGAAACAGTTCCACTTGAAGTAGCGGAGCCACCACCACCGCCACCACCAACAGCAAGAAAGGCAGTATTATCAACAGAACCACCCCCTCCGCCATTGCAAATTAAACGGTATCCATCCATTTCAAAATAAGTTTGTCCACCGCCGTTTGCTGTGGTATTTGCTGCTCCTGTAGTTCCGCCGCTCCCTATTGAGTACAACCCGGTTAAACCCTGCATGTTTCTAACTATAAACTGTTGATATGCCCCACCACCACCGCCGCCGCCAGCATAAGCTAAAGAGGTTGTTGAAGTAACAGAAGCACCGCCACCGCCAGAGCCCCACATTTCTACAACAATTAAACGGGTTCCATTGGTAGGTGTGTATGTCCCAGTACCCGAAGTATAAACAGTGGCATTAATCAATTTACCAGCAGTATTTCCTGCCGCAGTTAAATCTCCAACACCATCTGTCCATGTAATACTGCCAGTCATCGTTCCGCCAGTAGTGGGCAGTCCAAAACTAGAAGGCGCGGCCCAAGCAACACCAGTAGATTGAGTATTATTAACAGCTAATACATAGCCATTTACTGAACCAACAGGTAAACGAACGTTATCTGTTCCGTTATGAACAATTAAGTCACCGGCTGTTGTGGTTGGCGCAAGGGCATCAAAGGCATCGGTTTGCGTTGTTTGACCTGTACCACCAAGAGAGATTGGAACAGTTTGACCGGGAAGAAGACCAACCCACTTTCCTGCAGATAAATCTGTTGCAAAGGTTCCTGCGGTATGGGCAACTAAACATTGATAAAGACTATCAGATTGCTCAACAAACTGATTAGCTTCGTAATAATTCCCAGAAGTCCAAACGGTTGTTCCGCTACTTACTTCAACCCAGTCTCCCGCTGCATGGTCTGCTTCAAAGGATGCGCTTGCAGTATGAGCAAGGGCACATGAGTATAGTCGGTTATTATGGACAACCAATTGATTTACTTCATAAATAGTACCCGAACCCCAAAGGGTAGCAAGGTCAAAAGCTGAAACAAAATGCTTTAATGTTCTATTATATGCCATAAATTAATCTTCTTTTTTTTCTATTTTTAAAACTTTTTCTTGTTTAGTTTCTAGTGCCCTGTTTTGTAATTCGGTTGTTGTAAGTTGCAAAAACGCATCTTGTCTTTTTACAACTTCATTTCTAAAAGATTCAACAGCAGCCCCGGCTTGGCGCGATTGTTGTGCGTTTTCTATTAATAGCACAGGCAACCAAGCAATAGAACATCCCCACTCGTCAACCATCTCTCCAGTGTTCGGATTCATTCCACGAACCTGTGCGTACCAGCTACACTTTAAACCGATACACTTCTTTTTTAATAGGGGGCAATAATTACCCGGCTTTATTTTAGCCATAAGTTACTCTTGTTTTGCGTTATATGCATCAACAACTTGTTGAAAAATTCCTAATTCTTTAACAATCTCGTTTGGTTTTTTAAATTGAGTCAAAAAATAATATTTATATTCAATCTCCCCAACACCGTATTGCCCATGCCACTGAAAAGCATGAATATCTTGTGGTAAGAAGGAAACATCTACAATTTTTGAAACGCCGTTTATAATAACTAAATTATCTGGAACTATGACCGTTAATTTCATATATTTATCCTTTACTTGCTAAGATTACATCAGTATAATTTACTCTTAAATCTACCGTCACCGTACCGTGAACATGTGTGCCACCACCAACGGATTGACTTGTTATTGAGTGAACTTGATCGTCTGCATTAGTCCAGAGAGAAGTCCTAGTTGATCCCCCAGTGTCTTCTTCTGAGTTATGGTAGTGATCTGGATTATCAGAGGAAGTAAGAGTTGTTGTTGCACCAGCGACAGAGTACGATTGGTGTGCCGTGGCAAAATCAATACCAGCAGAATACGCTGAACCACCTGCGGAATTTGTGACTTGCAAAGCATGGCCGTTATAACTTGTAACTTTTGTCCAGCCAATGGGCGCAGTTGTTTGACCAAACACAGCAACAGTTCCGGGAGGGAAAACATCTGTTAAAACTACACTAGACATATTAATCCTTAATACAATAAATTACATCTAAGTAACTAACTGCTGTAGCAACTGTTGATGTATGAGTATGCGAGCCCGCAGTCGGTACTCCTGAGCCAGTTGGTTCGCTGGTAGTTCCGCCAGTTCTAATAAAAGTGTTTACAGTATCCACATTTGCGTAAGAACCAGTTGTTGTTGAATTAGCGCCACTGTGACAAGCGTACACCGAGGCCCCGCTATCGTCATCATATTTAATTCCGTGCGTGTGCGAGCCGATTTGTCCCGTGGATAAAGTAGCTGCGTTCCAAGTAAAAGAATAATTTGCACCCACCCTACTGCTAAAGGTATTAGACGCCACAGTTGTAACGCTTCCCGAAACAACGCGTAACGCGTAGTCATTCAATGCGCTACTTTTTGTCCAGCCAATAGGCGCATTTGTTTGCCTAAACAACATAACTGTACTTTTTGCTATATAACCGTCCGAGATTACGCTAGGCATATTAATCCTTAATACAAGAAATTATAAGAACATATTTTACGTCAAAATTTGGCATACCAACAACGCCATCCCAACTAGCGCTGGATAGAGAGTGAAGGTGGCCCGAAGTTTCTGTAGACCCGTTCCAAGTACCAGAAGATGTAGTTGTTACGTTTGCTCCCCCATTTGATCCACTCCAGTCAAAGGATGCGTTAGTGCCAAAGCTAGTTGACCCACCGCTGTTGGTTGGAATTGCGTGGCTATGGGGAGGAAAATCTTGTGATGATAAAAACGTTGTTCCACTGGTTACAATCCCCAAACTTCCCCCATAAACCGTTGAAAAGGGTGTGCTCCCCCCAGAACCCACTGTACCAGTTACTAAACGTAAAGTGCAATCATTAACTGAAGTTTCCTTAACCCAACCAACAGGGGCTGCTGAGTTATAAAAAACAGTTTTTGATCCGGGTTGCAACGTTCCTAAGTCCAAAAAAGAAGACATAATTATTCCCTAATTAACAGAATAGAATTACCAGTTCCATTGTTGGTTAATGTTCCTGCTGCGTCTTGCCAACAATCGCGTATAAATATAGAATTAGCATTTGCAGCTACAGTAATAGCTCCGGTAATTCTTAAATTTGTTATTCTAGACCAATCTGAGCCATCATTTAAAGTTAAAGTTCCACTAATCACTGTGCTTCTACCAACACCTTCAATTGTTAGTTGTTTTGCAAATGAAATTGTTTCAACAAAAGTTCCCGAAAGAATTAAAATTTTTCCACCAGAGGGAACATCAGTTATTGCTGCCGTTATTGTTGAGTGTGTTGCACCCTCTTGCGTCCCAACAACAGCGTTATATCCTAAAAATTCAAATGCAGATGCATAAATAAGGCCGGTAGAGCTTATTTTTATTTTTTCTTGATTTGGTGTATAACTCATAAATACCTTATATTATAAAGAAGTTTGTTCCATCACTTGTAATAGTAAGTGCTTGGTATTGAACTGTAAGCGATTTAGATGCAGAGCCATCAATAGTACCGCTTGTTGTATTTATTGTAACTGCACCAACACCAGCATCTACTTTTTTAATACTGTATATTTTACCAGATGTTGGAGAAGGTAACGTTAATGTTATTCCGCTTCCCCCACTTGTTGCTAAGACAATAGTATCACCAGACACAAGATTTTGTGTGGTTGAAACAGCTCGAACTGCTGCATAAATAAATGGATCAGCGCCAGAAGTTAGCTTAACGGCAGTTGCACTTCCTGCACCGTTAATAATCATTTCTGTTGAGCTAACAGCAATACCAACTGGAATAACCCATTGACCAGCAGAAGATGGAACGGTTGAAGTTAATTTACCTGCGCTTGATGGGTTAGCAAAAACGGGTTTACCCACAGTAAAAGAGCCCCCGGAAATAGAAGCACTTGGAACAGAAACCTTGCTACCAACTTGAACTCGAATTGCTCCACCGCCAGTATCAAGGGCAACGCCTATAAATTCAACTTTAGCATCATCAGCAGCATCAAGTCTTTGAATTGATGGTGGAATAGTTGTATTATTATAATATACAACGTCTCCAACACTGACGGTGCCTGAATTTGCAAAAAGAACTATTGGCGAACCACCAACGCCCCCAACAACATGCCAATAACCGGGAGAAGTTGAATTATAAATTAAAATTAAAGAAGCTTTTGGGTCAAGCTGTATTGATCCGCCAGTCCCTGTTCTAATTCCTGAACCGCCAGCAGAAAATTCATTCTCTATTTTAACATAAGACGAGGATGTATTTGTTAAAATTAAAACTTGTGCATCAACGCCAGCCGAAATAGTATTAACGTTTGCTGAAATTAAAGCATAAACGGTGTCGGGTAGTGCTAAAGCGCCATCGGTATTTGTTGGGGCTGACCTACTAAAAGCAAAATTGCTTTTTACTTCCACAACACCAGAACCAGCAGCAAAAACTGTAACTTTGCCGGTTCCTTGAGATTTTAAAATTAAATCTTGATTTGATACAGATTGCGCTGTTAATGGGCCACCGGAAATGCCGGTAATGGTGTCGGCAGTTGCTGTGTTGATGACCGGGGAGGTTAAGGTTTTAAGAGTTAAGGTTTGCTGATGATTTTCAGTTACAACGGGGGAGTTTTGTGTAGATTGGGAGGCATTATAATACTTCAGCTTTCCAGAAGCAGAATCTACTTCTAAATCACCAGATTCGCTGGAGGTTGAGCTACTTTCTGGTACGACTCGTATGCCTTTTATAAATTTACGAAAACTAAAAGCCATGTAATCCTCTTATACTTGAGATAAAGTTTTAGCCGAAAAGCTTATTTGTCCACCAGTAGTGCTTGCAGTTTCAGAAAGAGTATAATAAACTTGTCCATTTGAGTCTATTGTAAATAGGATTTTTGCGTTGCCAATGTAATCTCTCGAAGGAGTCCAAGCCGAACCGTTATAAACAGCAAATATACTTCCGGTTTCGTATAAAGTTGAGTTTTGCCTTATTACAGAATAAGTTATGGCTGCTGCTCTAACTTTAGTAGTTGGAAATGAAAGACCTTCAATTATTGTTGGTGTACCAGTAGCGAGCGTGAGTGGTATATCAATAACCGTTGCAGCAATGTCTGTGTCGTTTCCAACCCTTTCAAATGCTCCTTCAACCGCTTGAGAAAACTCAATTAAAGCGGGTGCCCAATTAGGCGATTCGCCTGTTGAGGGAAATTCTATTGGTGTACCGTTTATGGTTATAGTAACACTCATACGGATATAGTTGTTAACTATTGAATAATATAATAAAAAAGGGGAGAGGTATTTCTACCCCTCCCCCAATTATATTAAAACACTATTAA